GTTTTTTGGGAATCTTCGGAAGGGAACCGTCGATGTCGATTTGGGCGGGCGAGTTCGGAAGCTACGCGCGGTAGCGGCCAAAATGTCGTTACCCGGGATCGCGTCGGCCGAGAATCAGGTGCTCGAAGATCTCGCTTCCAAACTCCAGATCCGGCGTCATCCGTAGCGGATGCCCCGTGAAGCTCCGAAGGCTGGCGAAGCGACTCTTGAAGTAGACTCGCTGAACGAGGTCGTGATTGTCGCGGCCGCGTGCGCGTCCCCCGAGCTCCGCCGGGTTCTCGTCTCGCGAGTCCCGTCTGACTACTTTCACGATCCGAAGAACGCTGCGATCTGGTCGGCCATTCGGGAGCTCGAACGCCGGCACCTCGGGTTCGACGTCGCGACGCTCGCGACGCTTTCGGCCGGCGTCGATTCGACTTATCTGGCGCAGCTGATCGAGCTCCGGCCGGCCCCTCCCCCGAACATCGAGCATCACGTCCGGACGCTCGAGTGGGACCGCGCACGAGTAAATGTTTGGATCGGACCCCTTCAGGGACTCGTGACCGCGATGCGGGATCCCCGGACGGAGCCCGATAAGGTAAGGGCGCTCGCGCTCCAGGTCGCGAGATCGTTCGACGGATTCGGTGATCGCGGTCTTCTGCTCGACCCCCAGCAGCTCGTGCGCGACCAGATGGAGGATCTCCGGAAGCGTCGCGCCGGCGCCGCCATCTATCCGTTTGGGATCCGGTCGCTCGACGATCTCGTCGATCAAAAAACCGGCAAACCGCTCCTGATCCCGGGCGCCGCCCCCGGCAAGATCACGTTCATCACGGGCGTCTCGGGTTCCGGGAAGTCCCTGATGGGGGCTCACTTTATCCTCGGGTCGGTCCGACAACGACGTCGTGTTCTGGTCGGCGCGTGGGAACCCCAATCAGGAGAGCTCCTCGAGTTCCTTGCGTGCGTCTCGCTGAAGTGGAGCCGCTCCGACGTGAAGCTCGGTCGCGTCACGGACGAGCAATTTGAACAACTCCGGGAGCGTGAGGAATTCATCTCGAAGTGGGTGAGGTTTCTCCCGAATCCCTTTCGACGTTCGACTTCGCGCGCGTCGAACGAGCGAAACCTCGACATGATCGAGGGCTACCTGAGCGACACCGGCTGCGACGTCTTTTACGCCGACCTCTGGGAGCGAGCGCTCGAGGAAGATTCACCGAGCGACGAGAAGCGGGCCCTGTATCGGCAGCAGGAGATGATGGAGAGGAGCCGATGTCACGGGATCTTCAATCATCAACAGAAGTTGAAGGACGTCGAAGAACGAGAGGACAAGCGTCCGAATCGTTCGACCATGAAGGGATCGAGCGCCTACGTGGAGGTCGCGGACAACCTGTTCGGGACGCACCGCCCGGCGCTCTTCAAGTCGGTCCCGGACAACAAGTTTGAGCTCTTGGTGTTGAAGCAACGTGACGGGCGATGGCCGATCGCGCTCGAGTTCGACTTCGACCCCGACACCGCCCAGATCTGGAGCGGTCGCGAGGTTCCGTTTGGATCATCGGCGGAGTCGGCAGGGGGGCAGATGGAGGACTTCATCGCGGGACCGAAGCGCGAGAAGAAGTCCTGGAGGCGAGATTGAGTTACGACCCCCTCGCGGTCGACGTTCCGAAGCTCCTCGCGGAGCTCGGGGTCGAGGCGACCCACGACGGCGACACCTGGCTCGCGACCTGCCCCGGGGGCCGTCACGCAGACCGTCGACCGTCCTGGCGAATCAAAGACGTACCGGGCCAGGAGAAACACGGGGTTCACTACTGCCACAGTTGTAAGTGGGGCGGGACCGCGATCGATCTCGTCGTCCGGATCTATGGGTTCTCGGGTCCCGGTGAGGCGGTTTCGTGGATCGAGCAGAACGCGATGGGGGCCGGCCAACGGGTCGAGCGTCTCATCGTGAACGTTCAGCCGGCAGTCGCGCCGCGGTTCCGGCTACCCGCGACCGTATTGGTTCTCCCGCTCGCGTCGTGGGCCCCAACGCCGCGTCGATACCTGGTCGAGCAGCGCGGGTTCGATGAACGCGACGTCGAACAGTGGGGGCTTGGCTACGCGGTCGAGGGGCGACTTCAGGGCCGGATCGTATTCCCGGCTCGTGACGAACGGGGTCGGATTGGAAACTACACAGCCCGCACGTTCGTCGGCGCGATGGTCCGGTATCTGTCGGCTTCGGAGGAAGAAGGTCCCGACCACTCCTGTATGTTCGGCGAGCATCTCTGGCCCGACCGCGCCGCGCGGCGCGGTCAGACGGTCGTCGCGACCGAAGGAGCCCTTAACGCGATGGCGGCCCGTAGGGCGACGGGTCTCCCGGTGGCGGCCCTCTCGGGTTCGAAGGTTAATCTCGGCCAGATCCTCAAGCTTGCGCAGTTCGGACGAGTCCTGGCCCTTACGGATCCGGATCTCGCCGGCGAGGCGGCCGCCGACCGAATGAGGGCTGCGCTGATCCGACATGTCGAATTCGGACGCGTCGAACTCCCGAAAGGTTCCGATCCCGCAACGGTCGCGCCATCCTATCTAGGAGAACTGATCCGATCGTGTGGTCCTACCTAGGCAACTTGTTCGATGTTGATCCCGAAGCCGCTCGCCGATACGTGGTCGCCCAGTACGTAAAAGCAGGCTGCACATACAGCGGCGCGGCACGCCTGCTCGGACTTCATGAGAAGTACCTCCATGAGCTCGTGACTCGTAAAGGACTCCGGGCCGAGCTCGCGCGCCAAAAGGCGATCGTGACCGCCATGCTGGCTCCGCCGCGAGACACCTGATGTCGTACCGCCCGACCCCCATCGGCACGCTCGTTCGGTACGACCGACGGCAGGCCCGGAACGACGTTCTTGAACAGTACAGGCTCCTCGGTTGGATTACGTCCGATGTGGCAACGCACTTTGGCGTGAGCAGGCGGCAGATGATCAGGATCGCGAACGAGCTCGGGCTTGCCCGCGCGATCGCGATCGCACGAGCGAAGCTCGTCGGTTGAAAAAGAAACTTGCAGAGGTGTTAAGCGTTCGATTAGTTTAGGGGAAAGTCGCGAGACTTACATAGGTACAGGGCGCGTCATGCTTGGCGCACTGGGACTTTTGGTCCTAGAGTTTTTTACCTAGGACGATTGTCCGGAGAAAGAGGATCACGTGAACAATGTAGGCGCATTGTCATGAGGAGACGGTACGAACCCGGGGCGCGGGTAGCGCTCGACCGAGCTCTCAAAACCATCACGCCGGTCGGCGGTTCGTTCGAGGAATTAGCTCAAGCTTGTCTAGACGGCCGAATTACGTTCGAGTGTTTTTACAAGCAAACGCGTCCCGTGTTGGCGGCAAAAGCGGCCTGGATTCTACGGCGCTGGAAGGCCCCCACGGGTGCCGAGGACGTCGAGCAAGAGATGGCGGTGGCGGTCTGGCAGAAGTTCGCCGAATTCGATCCTTCGCGTGGTGTTTCGATCGGGCGGTTTTTACTTTATGGGGCGGGAGTTGTCGGCAAAGCGGAAGCCCACCGCGCCCGCCAGTGCAACAAGCACGGCACGCGCGACAAGAACCCATCGCGGTACGCGGTCCCGTTTTCGTCGATGCGGGGTGTCGATGAAGGGGGATTCGATCCCGCCGACATGGTCGTCGCGGAACCGATCCAAGAACGGGTTGCGGAGGTTCGCGCCATACTGGCCCGGTGCAGAACGACGTTCGATCGCTCGATCCTCGAGGCCCTTGTAGCGACGGGTGGATCGGTGCGGGAGGTCGCGGGGAAGCTGTTCGCCGGAATCGACGGACCGATCGCGACCAGAATGATCAACCAAGCGCTGATCAATATCGGCTGCACGGTTTCGGACATCGAACGGATGGCGGCCTGACGGGCCGGGAAGGTTTGGCAGACAGATGAGTAGCGAAGCGATCGCGACGCCGGCGTTCCGGGTCGAACACATGAACGAGGCCCTCGTCGACGAGGCAATCAAGAAGTTCGGCGTGAAGGGAATCCCGCGCGGCGCGAAGTTCGCGAACCGAGCCGGTCTACTCCAGATCCACCTCCGGAACATCACGAACCCGGATAACTTCGTCGAGTGCGATCTCTGTCTTGCGGGTTCCGACGTTGACCTCCCGGGGTGTCCGTTTTGCGGCCGAGGCGACGATGAGGCGGGCGTTCCGGAGAAACCGAAGGAGCCCCAGAAGCTCACGCAGGTAAAGCGCCCGAAGCAGTCGAAACCTTCGACCGAGATCGTGAAGAAACCCGAGCCGAAAACCGAACCGGCCCAGAAGGCCGACCTGACGGTCGACGAGGGGAATCTGCTTCGCCAACTCGACGAGGCGGTTCGCGATATTCTGGCGCTGAATGCGGGTGTCGAGGCGTCGAAGTGGCTCCTCGGTAAGAAGATCGCGGAAGTCTTTCACAGCGAGGGCTGGAGGCTCCGCCGTGACCAAGAAGGCGAGCAGTCGTACCGCGGGTTCAATCAATTCGTCGTCACCGAGATCGGGATCGACCCATCGACCGCGTACCGGTACATGGACATCTCGAAGCGGTTCACGGAAGAACAGGCCAAGAAGCTCGGAACCCACAAGGTCGTCGCGCTCCTACGGGTTTCGGACGAAGCAGAACAAAAGAAGCTGATCGAGAAGATCGAGCGCGAAGGGCTATCGTCGCGCGAAGTTCAGGCTGAGGTAAAGCGGCTGAACCTTCCGCGGCGCGAGACTGGTCGGCGCGAGATGCCCGACGGAGCCCCCGGGCGCCGCGCGCTCCCGGCTGGCGCGATCGCGGCGGCCCTAACGCTCGGGGTGAAGAACCTCGGGTTGATGAAGCGCGACGACCCAACCCAGAAGGCGAAGGCGATCGTGGACCTTCCGACCTGCCGACTCGATCTCGACAACGGTGTCGTGATGGAGTTCACGATTCTCGAAGGAAGCGCCGGTCTTGTTTTGAAGGTCGACGTGAAGAAAGAAGATCCGCTCTCAGAGGTTTAGTCGCCGTGGTGATTCCGGCGCTGACGACCGCGTTCGTAGAGCAGGACCAGTTGGTCCTGCTCTACCGGAACGATGCAAACGCCCTGATGCAGCGTCGACTCCCGGCGGAGTGGTCGAGCTTCTACAGGAGGGCCGAGATCGAACCCCATCTGCGGGAACTCTCGAGTTCGCGGTTCGTTCGTTCGGTCGCGGACGAGGGCGATTGGGTCCGGATCCGGTGGAGTGACCGATGGGTCCGGGAACGAGCGTGCTCGCCCGATAGCCCCCTAAGCCGCGCCGGCGTTGTCGCGTTCGAGGCTGATCTTTCACCGGTTCAGCGGTTTCTCGCTGACTCGGGTGCGAAGATCGCGCGGCCGAATTGGTGCGTGGTCGACTTCGAAACCGACTCGCGGGTATCGCCGCGCGAGGCCGCTATTGGGAATGCCCGCCTGCTCTCGTGGGTCATCACGCGCCCGGACCTGACCGACATCACGGGAGTCCTGGAGGCCGATACGGACGAGGCGGAGCGGGATCTCTGGGAGGCGTTTTTTCTCGCGCTCGACGAGTTCGATCTCGTACTCGCCTGGAATGGCGATGACTTCGACTTCCAGCTGATGCCGGTTCGGGTTCAGAAGGTCCGGGCCCGCGTGAAGGACAAGCGCCGGTGGCTGTTCCTCGACTACATGGTGTTGTTCGAGCGGATGAACCGGAACGCCGCTGAGTCGGGTGACGAGAAGGTATCGCTGAAGCTGAACGTGGTCTGTGAGGCCATGATCGGGGAAGGGAAAGAAGAGTTCGATCCTCGCCGGACGTTCGAGGCTTGGGAGGACAAGGGCCGATACAAGTCGCGGGCCGAGATGGTTCGGTACATGCGGCAGGACTCCGCGCTCGTCGTGAAGCTCGACCGGAAGACCGGCTATCTGGCGCTTCACCAGACGATCTCGGAGGTCTGCGGGGTCTTCCCGGACAGCTACGGGATGAACCCAACCCGGTTCGTCGATGGGTTCATGCTCCGGGTGGCGGTCGAACGCGGGACCCACTTCCCGTCGAAGATCTGGGACCGCGAACCCGAGCAGCAGTTCGCCGGCGCCTGGGTAATGGAACCGAAGGACAAGGGGTTCATCGAGAACGTTCACGTCGGGGACTTCAAGAGCCTGTACCCGTCCATCATGATCACGTGGAACATGTCGCCCGACACGAAGGTCGCGACACCGCCCGGTCAGCGGAGTTCCGAGAAGCAGCCCGAGGGATTCTGCCGGTCCCCCTCGAATGGGGTCGTGTTCCGGACCGACATCGCCGGGATGCTGACGGACGCTCTCAAGGAGCTGATCCGGCTCCGCGACTTCTGGAAGAAACGTAAGAGCGAGCTGCCTCCGAATACGGACGAGTGGCGTGACGCTGACCGGAAGTCGATGGCCTACAAGGTCGCGGCCAATTCGTTCTACGGGGTCGTAGGGTCGATCTACTCGAGGTTTTTCGATCGCGATATCGCGGAGGGCGTGACGCAGAACGGCGTCTGGTTGATCAAGCGCACGTCGGATGCCGCGGAGCGACCCGGTCCCCATACCGGTAAGGGCCTCCGGACCACGTACGGCGATACCGATTCACTCTTTATCGTCGGCGGCACCGAACTCGAGTTCGATGCGTTCGCCCGATGGTGCAACGAGTCCCTCTATCCGGATCTCCTGAGGGGGTGCGGGTGTCAGGAGAACAAGATCTCGTTCGCGTACGAGAAGATGTTCGAGCGGATCGTCATCCTGTCGGCGAAGAAGTACGTGGGCCGGCTTCGTCACTACGGGTGGGACGCGAAGCGGGGCGATTGGAACTGGGCGACCGACAAGTCGAAGCCCGAAGTGAAGGGCCTCGAGTGGAAGCGCGGTGACGCGAACAAGATCGCGCGCGCGCTCCAGTACGAGGCGATCAAGATCGTATGCGCACCCGCGCGAGCTGACGCGATGGATCCGGCCCGGTACGTCGAGGTGGTGGAGTGCTACAAGCGCCACGTTCTCGAGGACCCCCTGACGGTCGACGACGTGAAGCAATCCCGGGCGCTCTCGAAGCGGACCGACGAGTACGAGCAGAAACTGAAGAAGGACCAGACGCCGGCGGCGGTTCCGCCACACGTCACGATTGCGCGCTTACTCGAGGAGCGGGGCGAGCAGATCGTGATTGGGTCGAAGATCGACTACGTGATCCAGGACGGGTCGAAAGATGAAGGGAATCTGAAGGCGATCCCGGCGTCCGAGTACGACGGGCAGAACGCCGATCGTCACTACCTCTGGGAGAAGATGATCTGGCCGCCGACTCAGCGACTCCTCGCGGCCGCGTTCCCGCTCCGGGATTGGTCGCAGTGGGACCGGACGCGCCCTCCGAAGAACCAACAGCTCCTCGAGAAAGCCGGCCAGGGTCGCTTCACGTTCGGACCGAAGTCGGCGCCATAGGCCGGCATGCGTAAGCGCAGCGAGGTCGTGGCGGCCCGGGTAGGCCCGCCGTTGGCCGAAGTGTCGAACGAGCCCGAAGCCCCCAAGACGGTCGCGGAAGCCTTCGTGACGGTAGTGCCGGACGGCAAGCCGCGGATGTCGGATGAATTCGAGAGAATCCTGACGCGGGTGCTCGACCTACCGAACGCGGAAGCTGAATACGACCGACTCGAGAAGGCCCTACGGGTAGGGGCCCAGCGGAACGACCTCGGGACCCTGATGGAGGCACTCGATCAGGCGGAAGACAACGCGCGGGTTGCGGATAAGATCGCGGTCAACGCGCAGGTCGAGCGCGACGCGTGTCTGAAGGAATTCGAGGTTTTTCAGGCTCCGATTTGGAGCGCGTGTTCGCTCTATCTGCAAGAGCAAAAGGACTCGGGAGTCCTGAAGTCGAAGAACATCACGGACGCTGACGTCAGGGCGGCGTGTGCGCAGCGTTACCCGGACGAGTACCGGGACTTCGCCCGCCGAGAGGCCACGCTCGACGCGATGGTCCAACACACCAAAAAGCTCGCGGCGCTCTGGTCGAGCCGATGCGCGAGCCTCATGACGATGATCGCGAACAGGAGGAAGTAATGGCCGGTACCGGGATGACGATGGACGAGTTTCTCAACCACTCCACGAGGGGCGGTCGAGGGCAGGTTCTGAAGAGCTGGAAGGACAAGGGGAAGATCCTCGTCTGGTTGTCGCGGAAGTCGCGCATCCACTGCCTCTGGCGTCACCAGTTCATGCGGGTCGCGGACCTGAAGGATAAGCCGGCCGAGATTTGGGGTGACAAGTTCGGGTGTTTCGAGACCGACGAGGACGTCCTGCGAAACCAGAACTTTCGCGACAAGGATACGAAACAGCGGAAGCACCCGCCGTCCTGCGGCTACTGCCGATTCCTCGAGGATCTCTACCAGGAGATCGTCGGGGGTAAGATGTCGTGGACCGAGCCGGTGTTTCGGTTCCGCACTCCCGACGGCCGAACCGAGCGCATCATGTACGCGGGTGGTCTCCTGGGGTTCTTCGGATCTCCGAAGCTCACGGACGACGAGAAGGGCGAGCTTCGCGACAAGGGCATCTTCGTCAAAGAGGCGTGGAAGCAGGTCTCGAAGCCGAAAGCCGAATACGTGTTCAGCGTCGTCGACGACTCCGACGTAAAGTCGGGCGTCCAGATCGCGGTCGAGACCTCCGGGCTCGGCGACAAGATGCGCCGGGTTCTGCGCGACCAGCTGAAGAGCCGGCGTGAGAAGGGGGACCCGTACCAGAATCCGTACCCGTTCCTGTGGGAGTACGACGACAAGGCGGAATCGTTCAACGAAGCCTATGGGGTTATCCCGATGGTGGAGGAGAAGCTAACGCCCGAGATCGCCAAGCTGATCGACGGTCCACCCCCGAACCTCGACCACATCGTCGGTGGGAAGTCCCGAACGGCCGTGCGGGCGATGCTCGAGGAGCACTGTTGCCTCAGCGGAATCGACTGGACCTCCTACCTGCCCGATGAGGCAGCAGAGCGCGACTCGAAGGACAAGGACGCTCCGGAAGTCGGTCATCTCGCGGAAGATGAGCAGGACGACTCGCCCGAGGAAGCAGCGGCGCCCGAGGCACCGCCGGCGTCGGAACCGGACGACATGGTCGCGTGCGACGGATGCGAGACACCGATGCCCGCAACTGCCCCGAAGTGTCTCGCGTGCGGGAAGGTGTACGAGGTCGAGCAGGCAGCTCCCGCGATTCCGCCACCCCCGCCACCCCCTCCGCTCAAAAAACGAAGCGAGGCAAAGCGTGAGCTCGCTCAGAAAACGTTTCCGATCCCGACCCCACCGCCCGCACCACCGCCGACCCAATCCGCTCAAACGGCTCCTGCAACGTCACCGGTATCGGCTGGGCTCGCGGCCGCGTTCGAAGGCAGTGACGACGAGATCCCCTTCATTTATTGCGACGTAGCCAGAATGACCGGTGAGCGTTGGTGGAGATGGGAATTCTAAAAGGCCTTATTCCCATGCGAAAAAAGAAAGAAACGGCCGAGAATGAGACGCCGGTAGAGGCAACGCTTACTGCCGGCGACGGGGGCAACGGCGGCTCATCTGCCAGGAACGAACGACTGAAGGCACTCGCGGCCGTGTCGAAGCGCTTCAAAGCGTTTCGCCCGGCTCGCGACGTTCTGCTCAAGGTCGAGGCGGTTCCGACGATCTTCCCCTGGTACGACATGGGGACGCGAGTCGGCGGTCATCCGCTCGCTCGGTTCGGGATCGTCCACGGTCCCTCGAATCATGGCAAAACGGCATTCGTCCTTGGATTAGGACTTTCGTTCCTGAATCGCGACCACTTCTTTGGTCTGATCGATGCCGAGAACACGACACCGATCGATTGGGTCGAGAAGCTGATGGGGCCGAACGCCGATCACCCCGGGTTCAGCGCGATTCGGCCGACCTCGTACGAGGAAACGGTCGACGCGACACGCGAGTATCTCGTCGGAATTGGTGAGGCCCGCGAGAAGGGTCAGATCCCGAAGGACACAACGGCTCTCGTCGTTGTCGACTCGATTCGAAAGCTCGTTCCCCAGAATATCTGGGACAAGATTCAGGACATCGGGGCCGAGGGCGAGAAGGGGAGCGTCGACGGCATGGGGGGCAGGGCCGCTCAGATAAAGGCGGCCATGAACGCGGCGTGGCTCGACGAGGTCACGATGCTGCTCCAGCAGACCAACACCGCGATGGTCGTGATCGCGCGCGAGTCGCAGGATGTCAACGCGGACGCGAACAAGCGGAAGTACGGGCAGGACTTCAAGATCACGGGCGGCGGGGCCCTCGTGTTCGATTCATCGCTCGGGATCCGGGTGACGCGGAAAGAGTGGACGCGGGTCGGCGCCTCCAAGACCGACGGCGGGACCGTCGTGGGGGAACAGCATCAGGTCCGGATCTGGAAGACGAAGATCGGCGGCAAGGACGACAAGCATACCGACACGTACTTCCACACCTCGAACGGCGTTCAGACACCCGAGGGATTCGACCGCGCCCGCGACGTCCTGGAGCTCGGGATGGAGCTTGCGGTCGTGAAGTCGCCTGGCGGTGCGTGGCTCAGTTGGTCGACGCCGGGGAAGCGCTGGAACGGCAAAGCGGCCGCCCTGAAGGCACTCGCGGGCGACCCCGAGATGCTGGGGGCCCTCGAGCGCGAGGTCCGGGGACAGTTCGGCGCCAAGCCGGAAGCGGCAGAATGAGATTCCTGACCACAGGTGACTGGCACGTCGACGCCGTGACGGCTGGGTATCGACGTGCCGGTGATGTTGAGCGAGCCGCGATGGCGACAGCCGAGCTCGCGGTCCGGGAAGGCGTCGATCTCTACTGCTTCAACGGTGACCTTTGCGATCCCGATCTATCGGCCGTCGGAACCATCCGGGGGATCGCGCTCTCATTGAAGATCGCCCGGTTCCTCGGACAGAACGGGATCCCGAACTTTTGGATCTCGGGTAACCACGACGTTCTCGAAGACGGTACCGGTAACACGACTCTAACGCCGCTCGCGGAGGCGAAGCTCGACAAGACGGTCGTGTTCGAGGAACCAGGTGCGCTCACGGTCCCTAACCGAGGTGGGGTCGAAGGAGGGTTTCTTTTTTGTGCACTTCCGTTCGTCGCACGTTCTCGCGCGTACGATCCGCACGCGGTCGTAAAGGGATTCGGGGAACGCTCCCGCGGGACCGATACGTTCCACGTCGTGCTCGGCCACCTTCAGGTCGAGGGTGCTCTACTGGGGTCCGAGACGCTCGACATGCCGCGGGGTCGCGACGTTCGGTTCCCGGTAGAAGCGGTGAAGCTACTGCCTCGCCGGTTCTGCCTAAACGGCCACTACCACAAGCGACAGCAGGTCGGCGAAGTTTTCATGCCGGGATCTCTCGAGCGTCTTTCGTTCGGCGAAGAGCAGAACCAACCTGGCTGCGCGATCGTGGAGGTCTAGGTGGCGAGGCGGAAACCGCAGCAGACCGTGAAGGTAACGGAGGTTCTGAACAAGCACGCGCGCGAGGTCGTAACGATCTCGGCCGATAGCCCATTCTGGGATACCCACGATCGCGATCTCGTTCCGGTCGGGTCCCTCGTTCGCCTGTTTCCTCCCGCCGGCACCGGCGAGAAAGAGATCGAGCTTGCCCTGAAGGCCCTTGAGGGAATCGCGAAGGCCGTAAGGCCGATGCCGGCCGCGCCGCGCGGCGCGGTCCCGGTCGGCCAAACCGAACCGGCGGCCGAATGTCCTGGTGCGCGCGCCGTGATCGTCGCGATGGCGGCCGAGGTTCCGACGCAAAACCGACCGGCGCTCGTCGCGCTCTGCGAGTCCGTGATGACCGAGGTGAAGCTGTGATCGTCACCGAGATCGGACTTGAGAATTGGCTCTGCTACCGGGGCCAGCAGGTTCTGGCGCTGGAGCCGAAAGCGTACTCGATCGTCGCGCGTCGGCAGGACGAAGCGGACCGCTCGAACTGGCAGGGTAAAAGTTCGTTCGTCGAGTCGGTCTTGTTTGGTCTCTACGGACAGCACCGCAAGGAATACGAGGACGATTGGATCACGGACGGCGAACGGTCCGGTTCGGTCCGTCTGCTGCTAAAAGATGGCGACGAGCCCATGACGGTAACGCGTTCGCGCCGGCGCGGAAGTCCGACGAAGCTCGTCGTCCAGATTCCGGGTATCGGCGAGGCGACCGGGGATGAGGCCCAACAGATCATATGCGAGCGCGTTGGGCTTTCGCTACGGGACTTTTGCCGCGGCCCGTACGTCGAGCAGAAAAAGACGTCTTGGTTCGTTTCGGCGAAACCAGCCGACCGGATCGCGATCGTGGGTGAGTGGCTCAGGTTCGCACCCGTCCAGGAGGGCGAGAAGATCCTGAGGGCGAAGGCCGCAGGACTCGCGGATCTTCAGGACGCGGACCGGTCCGAGCTCAATCGGCTCACGGGGTCCGAACTGAAAGGCGACCCTGGTAGCGACCCGGTCGAGGTCGTGCAGGCTTCTTGGCAAAAAGCACTCGAGGATGCGTCCCGTTCGCTCGATGCCGCGGCCCGGGTAGTCCTGGAAGTATCGGGTCGTCGCGACGCAGCGGTCGCGGCCCGGACCGGTCAGCGCGACCTTGCGAGATTCCGAGAGGTGGTTGATCAAGGGACCGCGATGGCGACCGAGCTCGCCGCGATGCCGTCCGAGCTCGAAGTCACTACCGCCATCACGAAGGCACGGGAGGCGCGAGACGCGTCGTTGGCGGTCGAGCGAACCCTTTACCAGGAGGTAAGGTCGAAAGACCAACTTTCCCGCGGGAAGTTCGACGGTGTATGCCCGGTTGCCGGCTGTGCGTGTCCGATCGAGAAACAGATCAATGCCGATAGGGCAGGGAATCTGAAGCTGCTCGAGGACGCGTCGGCCCGGTACGGGGTCGCGAAGAAACAGGCGAGCGACGACGCAACCACGTTGGTTCGCACAGAGGCCGTGCTGCGGAAGCGCGACGACCTGAAGGGACGAATCGAGGCCCATCGGGTAGAGGCACGACGGCTCAAACCGATAGCGAGAGCCGCGGCCGAACGGGAAGGCGCTGTCGATCTGACGGCACTCGACGATGAGCTCGGGAGCGTGAAGATCGTTGAGTCGGAAGCGCGCGAACGGGTCTGGCAGGCCAAACAGGCACTCGATGGGTTTGCGGAGCGGAAGCGACGCGCTGACGAGCTGGTTGGCCGAATCGCTGCCCGGGAAAAGGAACTCGCGACCGCGCGCGAGGCGCTTGCGATCTTTGGTCGCGGTGGAGCCCAGCGGAGGATCGCGGAGGGCGTACTCGGTGCGATCCAGGACGGGGCGAACGGGATGCTGGCGGACTGCGGCATGAGGCTCCGGATGGAGGTCCGGTGGGGGCACGAGGGCAAGGGTCTAGCTGATTCGTGTGAGGCCTGCGGGACTCCGTTCGGCAGAAGTGCCCGCGTGAAGGAATGCGCGCGCTGCGGGACCGCTCGCGGCCACAACGTCGAGCACAGGCTCGACCTAAAGCTTTCGGACAAGTCGGGGGGCGCGGATGATCTTTGCGGGATCGCGTTCCAACTATCGGCTGCCCGTTGGCTCCGCCGGGACCGAAGTGCGGCGTGGTCGACCTGCTTCATCGACGAACCGTTTGGGTCGCTCGACAGCGCGAACCAGCGGTCGTTATCGGCACACGTCGCGTCTCTTCTTTCGAGCCGGTACGGGTTCCGGCAGGCGTTCGTCATCACGCACCGACCCGAGACGAACGATGCTTTCCCTGGGAGGATCGAGATCGTCGGGACCGACCGAGGGTCAACCGCTCGGGTAGTGGCGTGATCGATTCCCGTTCAAAAGGCGCGAAGGCGGAGCTCGATGTCTGCCGCACGTTCGGAGATTGGTGGGGGCAGGTCGAGCCCGGGTGTATCTTCGTTCGCTCGCCCGGGAGCGGCGGCTGGGGGAACGCGAAGTCACGTGGTGAATTCGAGGCGTCCGGCGACATCATGACGTCTGCGAAGCGGTTTCCGTTCTGCGTTGAGGTAAAGCACCGCGAAGGGTGGGCTGAGTCGACGTTTCGGTCGGGCCGCCCCAGTCCGGTCTGGGGATGGTGGCGCCAGTGCCAGAGGGCTGCCGACGAGATGGGGCGAGTTCCGATGTTGTGGTTTCGAAGGAATCGCGAAGCTTGGCGCGTAATGGTTCCGAGCGATTACGCGGGAGGTGGGTTCGTAACGATCGGTGGGGAAGGGTTAGAACCGAGTCGGTGGAACCCACGCCTGCTTCGTCGGCGTGGCGTCGATTACGGCAAGCGAGTTCCTGTTTGGTTCGGCGCCATTCAGCTCCTGACATGCCCCCCAGCAAGGTTCGCCCGGTAGCGAAGGGTAAGAAAAAGGATGCGGTTCAGTCGTTCGAAGAGAATTGGGCGCTCGCGGATCTGAAGCCCCACCCGAAGAACTATCGGTCACATCCGCAGGAACAGGTCGACCACATCGCGGCGTCGATCGGCCGGTACGGGATCTATCGCCGGGTCGTGGTGGCGCGGGACGGGACGATCCTGGCCGGGCACGGCATTGCGGAAGCGGCGCGGAAGCTCGGACTCGAACAGGTGCCGGTATTCCGGCTCGATATCGAGCCCGATTCGCCCGCTGCCCTCAAGGTCATGACGGCCGACAATGAGCTCGGGAGGTTCGCGGAGTCGGACGACCGCGCGCTGACGGAGCTGCTTCGCCAGGTGAAGAACGAGGATGAACTTGGTCTCCTCGGCACCGGGTTCGACGACCAGATGTTGGCGGGGCTCCTGATGGTAACGCGCCCCACGTCCGAGGTCGCGACGTTCGATGCCGCGGCCGAGTGGGTTGGGATGCCCGAGTACGACCAGGGAGAACGCCAAGTGAAGCTCGTTGTGTCGTTCGCGTCCGAAGCAGACCGCGACGAGTTCGTTCGAAAAGCCGAACTTCGGATCGCGAAAAAGGTTCACGGGACCTGGGGGGCTCGATGGCCTTCCGTTGAAAATGAGGACGTCGGGGGGCTGAGGTTCGAGACGTGAACCCCCTTTACCCGGTGTACGTGATCTCGAAGGGTCGGGCCGAGCGATGCATGACGGCTCGGTTCCTCAGGCGAGATGGGGTGCCGTTCAGACTCGTCGTTGAGCCGCAGGAGCGGGACCTTTACCTGAAGCACGGCGCTACCGCAGAAGAGATTCTCGAGACTCCGTTCAGCAATCTTGGAAAGGGAGGCATCCCGGCGCGGAACTTCGTCTGGGAACACTCAGCCGCCACTGGGGCCGAACGCCACTGGATTCTCGACGACAACATCTCGGGGACCTACAGGCGTTGGAAGGCTCGTAAGATCCCGTGTAGCTCCGGTCCCGCACTCGCGACCTGTGAGCGATTCGTCGACCGATACCAGAACGTCGCGATCGCGGGTCTCAACTACTTCATGTTCAGCGCGAACCGCACGGTTCAGCCGCCGTTCTATCTCAACGTCCGGGTGTACTCGTGCCTCTTGATCCGGAACGATCTCCCGTACCGGTGGAGGGGTCGATACAACGAAGACACCGACCTCTGCCTTCAGGTCCTGAGCGGCGGGTGGTGCACGGTTCTGTTCAACGCGTTCCTCGTCTGGAAGATGACGACTATGACGATGAAGGGCGGCAACACCGCGGAGCTCTATCAGGGGGACGGTCGCCTCCGAATGGCGAGGTCGCTCGAGAAGGCATGGCCCGGGATCGTCGAGACGAAGCGCCGGTTTCAGCGCCCCCAACACGTCATCAAGGGGGCCTGGAAAGGGTTCGACACTGCCCTGAAGCTGAAGCCGGGAATCGATCGCGAGGCACTCCCGGCGGTTGATGAGCTCGGGTTCGAGCTCATTCAGTCGAAAGCGCCGAAGTCGCCGGAGGTTCGGAAGATGATCGAAGGACGAGCGAAACCGAGGGCCCGATGAGGGCGATCGTCACCGGTGCGGCCGGGTTTCTGGGGTCTCATCTTTGCGACCGACTGCTCGCGGAGGGGCTTGAGGTCGTCGGGATAGACAACCTCACGACGGGAAGTGAACGGAACCTCGAGGCTGCTGAAAAAAGCGGGCAGTTTCGTTTCGTAAGGGGGGACGTACGCAACCTCCCACCGTCGTTTTGGCAATTGTTCGGTTCCAGGTCCCTCGACTTTTTATTCAACCTCGCGTGCCCCGCTAGCCCGGTTCACTATCAGGCGGATCCGTACGGAACCCTGATGACGTGCGTGCTGGGGGCCTCGGAAGCCGCAAACGCGGCGCGGACGACGGGATGCCGGGTCATCCACGCGTCGACGTCTGAAGTCTATGGGGACCCGCTCATTCATCCCCAACGGGAGTCGTACTGGGGAAACGTGAATCCGGTTGGACCGCGGTCCTGTTACGATGAGGGGAAGCGGGCCGCCGAGACGCTTCTGCGCGACGCATCCGTGATGTGGGGAATCGACGTCCGGATCGCGAGAATCTTCAACACGTACGGCCCCCGGATGGCCCTGAATGACGGGCGGGTCGTTTCGAACTTCGTCCTTCAGGCGCTCTCGGGAAAGCGCCTGACCGTTTATGGCGACGGAACCCAGACGCGTTCGTTCTGCCACTGCTCCGACCTCGTCGATGGGTTGTGGAGAATGGCGACGAAGCAACCGGGGTTAGGTCCCTTTATTGCCAATCTGGGAAACCCGGGTGAGTTCACAATCGAGGAATTGGCGGCAATCGTTTCAGAAGTAACCGGAGCACCGCTCAGGACCGTAACGGAAGCCCTTCCGGTCGACGACCCGAAGATCAGGAGACCCGATATCGCGCTTGCGTCATCAGTCCTAGGGTTCCGCCCGACAGTGCCGCTACGGGAGGGGATCCAGACCGTAGTGGACGACTTCCGAAAGAGGCTTGGGAAAGCATGATGGAAAAGCAGGAGAAGAAGTTTGAGATCAAGTTGTTACCGGCGAGTTCGCTCGTTCCGGCCCCCTACAACCCGCGGAAGATATCGGCGGATGACTTCGAGCTCCTGAAGGACTCAATTCGCGAGCACGGGCTCGTCGAACCAATCGTGGTCCAGAAGTCGAACAACATGATCATCGGGGGGCATCAGCGCCTCAACGCGTTCGTAGAGGTCGAGCACGAGCAGGGGGTGAAGAACCCGAAGACAACGTGCTTCGTTCTTGATTGCGACGACGCGACCGCCAAGCGTCTGAATCTCCGGTTGAATCGAATCGGCGGTGAGTTCGATCAAGATAAGCTTGGGCAGTTGTTCGAGTCAGAAGACTTCCCGGAGGGGTTCCGGTTCGAGGAGCTCGGGTTTTCGGCGAAGGAGATCGAGCGGGTCCTCAAGACGGTCGCTCCGCCGGCGCTCGACGACCCGAAGCCCGCGACGTTCGGGCGCTCCGTCACACTGAGCCTCGAGTTCGGCGACATCGAGGTCCGGGACCAGGTGAAGGAGTGGCTCATCGAGCGCGCGAAGCTGACGCAGAAGCGGACCGGCGATGTCGTCCAGGAGATGATCCGGAAGGGCGCGAAGCGGGAACCAAAAGAGCGAGCCGCCCCGAAGGGAGCCTCACCCACCGATGGTGCCGATCAATAGGCTGCTCCGGAATCTATTCCAGCGGCTCCGTGGGACCTACTACGAGGGACCCGAGGCGCCGTCCCGGTTGGGTCAGATCGTCGAAGTCTTCGCGGCGTCTCGCCGGCGCGCGACACGCCGGCAGTGGATCGAGTTCGCGCGCTCGTTGGCCGAGGAGGCGTACCGGTCCGGGTACGTCCGAGGGTACGAGTGGGCCGAACGGGACCTCGACCGACGAGATCCGGCCATAGACCCAGAGGCGCTTGCGGCCGTAGAGGGGCACGAGTGGGAATGGTTAGATGGGGGGAGTGTTCCGACCCCGGAAGGACTCGACGAGGTCGTGGGCGAAGGAGATCCGGCGGCCGACCTGGCCGACGAGCTAAGGGAGATCGAAGATGGCTGACGTTACGGCAGTGGCAGCGGGCTCGACGGGTTGGTTCTATCACCAGGGGGCGAACGTCGGGGGGAAGGTCAAGAAGTTCTGGGCCCCCGGGACCTACGTGGGGTCGACCGGCCCGATATCGGAGGAATGCGTCGAATTCGAGGATGGGAACGTCCTGTTGGTCCGGGAAGGCGATATGGTCCCGATGCGGGAAAACGAGATCGCGTTCATGAATCAAATGCAGGCGCTCGCGAACCACATGTGCCGGGAGGCGCTCCCGCTCGGGAAGGCGATCGGACTCGACGCGCCTGCCGTTACCGGGATCATATCGCGAGTTTTTGCCCGTACCGCCAGAACGCTTGGTGCCTCGTGAAGACGATCGTCGAGAAGATATTTGATCCGGTCCGCGAGGAACTCGAAGGGATCTCGAACAGCGTCGAGGGACTCCAACCAACGGCCGTGTTCGAGCGGTACGTCGAGCTCTACATGGCGATGAAGGCGTTCTCGGTCGTTGCCGACACGATGTTCGACATCCTGGTTCAGGGGATGGATGACGTCGCCCGGAAGGTCGCGAAGGAGGATTGTGACCGGATCGTGCGGGAGCTCGCGGCCCGCTACGCGCGGGAGATCTTTTCGACGTGACGTGGGTCGAGTGGTCCCCTGCGTTTGCCCCCCACGTCAGGGGCCGGTACCGGGAACCCAACCCAGAAGACTCGGAACCGGACCAGGTTCCGACCTGGAAGATCGAGGCGTCCTGCGGTTCCTGCGGGACCGCCTGGCGCGGTCAGTGTTCGACCGGCAGCGGCGTCCGGGCCCAAATCGCCCGGTTCGGGTCGCTCCACCTTCACCGGGACCCGTTCGCGGCTCCCGACGGGGCGCGGTAAAGACATCAATCGACCGATGCGGCGCCGCCGAATAGACGCGAAACCCCCCCTACCGCCGGAGCCTTCTGCCGCGCCGCGCGGCGCGGTCCAGCTGTCGGAGGCCGACAAGAAGCTCCGGATGCGGTTCGTCGGGCAACTTCTCTGGAGGGGCTCGCCGGACGAGAAGGTCGTATCGTTCTGCCGGAACACCTGGGGTATGACCCGCCGGGCGAGCCTCCACATGATCGAGCGCGTAAAGCTCCGGTGGGTCGCGGAAGAAGAGCGAAACCGCCCGAAGGCGAAGGCGTGGGCGATCCAACGCCTTCTGAATGACCTCTCGGAACTCCGGGCGGGTGAGTCGAAGACTTGGGACCACGGCGCGATCATGCAGCGTGAACGGCTCCTCTCGGACCTTCAGGGAACGAAGGAACCCATCAAGGTCAACGTCGAGTTCGCTCAGGTCGAGGCAGTAGATCGCGTGATGCTCGAACTGACGCCCGAACAATTCCGGGCCGCTGTCGACATTGCGCTCGACGAGAAGCGGAAGGCCCGTTTGTTCGAGGCCGGGAAGGTCGTCGCGACCCAGCAGGACGGGACCGAAGTCCTGACGCGGCCCCGTTGACCAGCCCGGGGGGCCGCGATAGCGTTCTGGTATGTCGGAACCCGAGACTGAAAACGGTAGGCATTCTGCTCCGCCCCCGGGGCTCGTACTCGAGGGAATCCCACCGACCGCCCAAGCGCTCCTCGAAGGGATAGCGGCAAAGGTCTCGTGTCTCGATTCCGAATTCGAAGGTATCCGGGAGGCTCAGCGGCTTCAGGATAAGCGGATCGACATGATGTCGGAAAAGCTCGACCAGTATCGGGCCGCGGTCGAGCGACAGACGGCCCTCTTGATGGCCGAGTTCCAACGCCACTTCAGCGTACCGGATCCGACCAAGCCACAAGCCCCATAGCGGGTTGCGCCATAGGGGGCCAGGATGCCCCTGATTCCGCGAGGTCGACACCAGGAGGACGCTCAGATCGTCCACCCGTTGGCGAACCCGGTTTGGGTCGAGCGCACCCGTTGGGTAGTGGGGTTCCTGGTACGGGCGCGAGAATGGTCCGCGCTCGTCGCTCGCGCCCGCCAGGAAGGCGTTCAGGAGGCGATGCTACGCCAGCTCGTCGCGGCCCTTGAGGAGCTTGGCGAGGCTGAGGCGGTCCGGCATGGCCGTAGGGTGTTGTGGCGGCTCCGGGTCCGGCGGGAGCGCGAGTGGGCGGTCCCGCTGCCGGACGAGGAAGAAGAGAAAAAAGATGTCGCGACGTCCCCTGATCCTACTTGATTGCGATGGTCCGCTCGCGGACTTCGACAAGCGGATGCTCGACCAGGTCTACCGGGACACCGGGATCCGATACAGTCCCGCCGACATCACAGAATGGGGATTCGGAAACCTACCGGGGTGGGAGCGGGTCCAGAAGCTCGCGTGGGAGCGGGCTCGCGAACAGAACTTCTGCTTATCGATCGAACCCGTCGCGGGAGCGCTCGAGGGACTCGGGGAGCTCCGGAAGATCGCGGACGTCGAAGTTCTGACGAGTCCCCTGCACGGGAACCCGACGTGGGTTCACGAGCGCGACGAGTGGCTTCTGCGTCACTTCGGGTTTCACCACGGCGACGTACATCATTGCCGGAAGAAGTTCCGGATGGTCGGTGACTATCTGGTCGACGACCATCATCCGCACGTCGAGAAGTGGGCGGCCGCGCATCCCGCCGGTACCGGGATCGTCTGGGATAAGCCTTTCAACCAAGCGTGGCAGGGCGATCGTTGTCTTTCGTGGCCGCACTTGGTTCAGGTCATTTGGGAGCGGTTGCTTCACCCGTAGGGCGTGTGCCCCAATAGGATCGTGGAGAATCCAACCGGGGACCTCTCGAAGGTCGACCAGTACAACCTCGTCCGGGCCCAGATAGCGGCCCGTGCGCTCGAGGCGTCTCGCGATCCGTGTTCGTTCATCAGCTTCGTCATGAAGCCTGAAGAAGAGTCTCGCGTTGGGGCTGACGGTGAGCATCAGCGGTTCTTCGATAGCCGTAATCCACTCGATTGCGTACGGGTTCCGCCGCACCAAAAGGTCACGGTCGAGTTCGCGCTTCACCACCCGTTGTCGGTCGTGATGCTTCCGGCGGACCACTCAAAAACGACCACGATGTCGATGCTGGGCCTCTTTCGGCTCCAGCGGGATCAGAGCCAGCGCGGCGCGGTCGTATCGGCGACTCAGACGCAGGCCGAGAAGGTCCTGAGGATCGTCAAAGACTACATCGAGGGGAGCTGGCGGCTTCGGGCAGTCGCGCCGAACCTGATGCCGTCGACCCGTCACGGCGACCCCTGGACCCAGACCGCGATCGTCGTCGAGCGACCGCCCGGCATCAAGGATCCATCGCTCGTCGCGCTCGGGATGGACGGTCCCATCATTGGGTCGCGCCTCGACTGGATCGTCGTCGACGACATCCTGACGCCCGAGAACACGCTGACGCAGGAGCAGCGTCAGAAGACGCTCAAGTGGTTCTTCACGGCGGTCGTGTCGCGCCTCGTGAAGGGCGGCACGATCGTGGTCTGCAATACGGCGTTCCATCCTGAGGACCTCCTGCACGAGCTCCGGAAGCGCGGGTTTCCGACTCTCCGGATGGATGTCCTGGGGAACGTGTACGTGTACGGCGATACCGACTTCGGGCTCGAGGGGAAACCGGGGGCTGATGATCTCCGGGACGCGACTCCCCGGGACGGGCCTGCGATTGAGGCAGGAGCCCTTAGGCTCGTCGGGAACGATCGTGAGCCGGCTGGCCGCCGAACCCTTTGGCCGGACCGTTACGACGAAGAGCGGGTCGAGCGGGACCTTCGGAAGAATATCCAGTTCAACCAGCTGTACCTGAATCTCCCGCGCGACGACGAGCAGGCGATGTGTAAAGCCGAGTACGTCGACCGCTGCAAGGAAGTCGCGAGGCTTTTCGGGATCGACGCGATGGTGTCGGGGGGGCCGCAGTTTCAGGACCGCCGGAACGCCTACACGTTCACGGGTGTCGACCTCGCGGTCGGGCGCGGTGAGGAGCACGACTTCACGAGCCTCACGACGATCGAGGTCCGGCAGTCAGGTCACCGGGTCGTACTCGATGTCGACTACGGTCGTTGGGCCGGCCGCGAGATCGTTCAACGGATTCATCGGAAGCAGCGCGATTACGACTCCGTCGTGGCGGTCGAGAACAATGCCAGCCAGGACTTCCTGCTTCAGTGGGCGCTCGATCAGAACGTTTCGCTCCCGATCATGCCGTACACGACCGGGCGCTCGAAGGCGCATCCCGAGTACGGGATCCCGGGGATCTTCGTCCAGATGGCGAACGGCGCGTGGGCGTTCCCGAACCGCGGCGGGGTCTGTCATCCCAATATCCAACGGCTGATCGACGATTGCCTCTACTACGTGCCGTCCAAGCACACGGGGGACGTCCTGATGTCGCTCTTTATCGCGCACGAGATCGCGAAGAAGTTCGGGATTCCGGACGCGCCCGGAGCCAGTCCCGCCGGAACCAACATCATGACCCGATAGCGGTCCGCGCCATCCCTCGACCGGAGGCTGGATGGAGACGATCGCGGACAACTCAAAAGCGTTTTGGGATGCGTTCCAGGACGAGAACGCCCGATGGGCAACAGCAAACTTCCCGGGTGCGATCGGGCACCCCGAACAACCGATGGTTGGGATCTTCGAGGAACTCGGGGAACTCGCGGAGGCGATCGAGCTGAAGGACCGCGACAAGGCGGTCGACGCTACCGCCGACGTCGCGATTTACGCGATCGACTTCTGTAACAAGCTCTCGATTTCGGCCGCCGAAGTCTTTGCGGAAGCAGCCGCGAGTGCGGCCGCGGATGACGTCGACGAGGAGCAGGAGTCGTCGGTCTTCAGCCGTCTGATGGCATTGGTCGGGCGTCTTTCGCATCACTGGCTCAAGAAAGAGCAACGGATCCGTCGGAACGAGGACCACGACCTCGGTGCTCGCAAAGCTCTCGTCGGAATTCTGGCGATCGCGTGGGACGTTCACGACGAGGTTCGGCACGAACCAACCTGCACGTATCCCGAGACTATCTGGGGGGTTTGGCAACGAATCGTCTCGAAGCGCGATTGGGCGAAGTACCCGGGGAATGGAGGTCCACGATGAAGCTCGTCGGAATTTGCGGGAAGGCCAGCTCAGGCAAAGACACGCTCGCGGACTTTCTCGTTCAGAACCACGGGTTCGTAAAGGTGAGCTTCGCGGACCCACTGAAACGCATTTGCCGCGAAGTTTATGCGTTCAGCGATCGACAGCTCTGGGGACCGAGCGCGATGCGGAACGCTCAAGACGCCCGCTACCCTCGTCCGGGTCTCGACCCCGGACACCTGACGCCGCGACTCGCGCTTCAGATCCTCGGGACCGAGTTCGGCCGGTACTGCTACGACAATACGTGGCGCGACTACGCGCTCCGGATCGCGAAGCGTCTGCTGACCGAGCAAGAAGTCGCGTACACGAAGGAGCGAGGACTCGAGCAGCTTTTCGATATCAACGATCGACCCTACGGCGAGGTACAGGGGGTCGTGATCCCAGACGTTCGGTTCCGAAACGAGGTCGGCGGGATCAACAACGCACAGGGTCTATGCGTGCGGATTACGAGACCGGTAGAGGGACTCGTCGGCGCGGCTGCCCAACACGTTTCGGAAACCGAGCAGGACGGGATTCCGGCGGAGTTCTTTACGTCGTTCTACCAGAACGCCGGAACGCTCGAGGATCTTGCGGCGTACGCGCGGCACGTCGCGGGCCTCATGGAGGAGTTTTGAAACTCTCGGATGCCGTCCGGATCCTCGAGGAGCAGCACGAGCAGCACGCGGCGCGGCAGCAGGAACTCCTGACCCGCAATGGAGAACTACTCGAGCGGGCCCGTCGGGCCGAGCAGGGACAGCAATCGTTTCAGGATCTCGCGATCGCGATCCTCACGAAGTGCCCCGAGCTCGGCGACGTCGTCACGGCACTCGACAACTACTACCAGGATGCGTCGGCTGACAACTACAACGAAGTCGCGCTGACGCGCTCCGAAGACGCCCGTTCGTTCATCCGACTCTGCCGGGTCGCGTACGCGAAGGAACCGGCTGACCCGAGGACACTGCGGGATCTGGCGGAGGCCGGCGCGTGACGTTCTGCGCGACGTTCCTCCACGCGCCTTTTGGGCAACCAACCGAAGTGATCGGTGAGTGGGGACTGTGGTCGGTTCCGGCGCTTGGTGAGGTCGTGACGCTCTCGCGGGACGGCGGGGAATCAGCTTGGTTCGTCGTCCGGGTCGCGCATCACGTCGGGAACGAGATCGGTCACAGCATCGACGTATTCGTCGAGCCGGCCGCGTTTGGCTGAAAGGAAACGAGATGGAGAAGCGTCCGGGTTGGGCCGAGTACTTTATGGGGATCGCGCGAGAGGTTTCGAAGCGCGCGACCTGCGACCGACTTCACGTCGGGGCCGTGATCGTCCGGGGTCACAACATCCTGGCGACCGGCTACAACGGTAGCGTCGTCGGCGAACCGCATTGTGACGAAGTTGGGCACGACATGGAGGACGGGCACTGCGTTCGGACCGTCCACGCCGAGGCGAACGCGATCTGCCAGGCCGCCAAACACGGCGCCCGGATCGATGGTTCGGCCCTATTCACGACCGCGTTCCCGTGTTGGCCCTGCTTCCGGCTCGCGCTCAACGCCGGCGTCCGGGCCGTCGTGTTCGGGAAT